ACTTCATCTTATCCACTGAAAATTGGTATTAATTTAAATAGATCTTTAACAAGTGTTCTAAATGGTACAGCCGAACAAGCTAATAATCTTGTTATAAACAACTTGCCAGTGTCTGGAACAAGTTTTGTAAGGAACGATGCAGAAGCAGGAAAACAAACTATCAATGCTCCTATTAGAGTAAGCGATAACAGAGGTATAGAATTTGGTCAAACAAAAACATTAAGTGTTTTTGTAGAGGATTCAGATAGCGTATTAGAACATTTTGGAACAGGTACACTTGATATTAGATCAACTGTTACACAAACACCTGCTATCAGAGTGAAGCCAACCGAAAGTGTAAACACAGTTGGTATTAACAATGCGAGTCCTACTGAAGCATTAGATGTTACTGGAAACTTATTAGTAAGTGGAACAATTAAAACTGCTGATACAACAAATTCAACTAGTAGTATTACAGGATCGATTACAACACCCGGTGGTATTGGCGTAGCATTAGATGCACACGTCGGCGGTACACTCACAGTAGCAAGTAATATTACAGCAGAAAACATTATTCCAGAAAACAATAATACACATAATTTAGGTACTTCGGCACTTTATTACGACAATCTTTACGCCAATAGACTTAATACAACATCTATTCAGCCTAAAGCAGGTAGTAGTTTAAGTATAACAGGAACGCTAACTGGATCTGCAACTAGTGCAGGAAAATTAAATAGTGCAACAACATTTAGACTTGAAGGTGAAGTTTCGGCAGATAGCTTTTCGTTTGATGGACAAACTGGCGGATTAACAAAAACACTAGCAAACAGTGTTATTGATCCTACATTTGTAACAAACAAAGGCGCTTTACCTAGTGCTATTGTTGGATCAGACGAATTTTTAGTTGCTAGAGGAAGTAATTTATATAAAACAACACAAAGTGATATTATTGGAAGCATACAAACAATTCCAATTGGCACAGTTACACCATATGCTGGAACAACTGCTCCTTCGGGATGGTTAATATGTAATGGTGATTCGTATATTACAACTACATATAATTTATTATTTGATGTTATTGGCACAACATATGGCGATGCAGGCGGAGGAACATTTAGAGTTCCTGATTTAGCAGGTAGACATCCTGTAGGTTTACTCGGAAGTCCATCAAATAATAATAATAGAATTACTTCAGGTACAGGCACAATAGGTGGTGTAAGTGGTAATCCTACTTCAACTATTGCAGAATCTAACTTACCAGATCACACTCACTCACTAGACAGTGACACAGGCGATCAATTTTATGCAACTACAACTATTGCATCACAGACAGGTTCGAATACAAGCGCAGGCGGCGGTGCAGCTGATGGTGCAAACGGTACTAAAATATCAACTACAGGTAGTATACCAGGTGCAACTAATACTCCGTTAAACACAACTGATCCATTTGTAGCAATGAATTATATTATATATACGGGGCAGATTATATGAGCTATAGATTAAACAAAACCGACGGTACATTATTAACAGAATTAATTGATGGTAAAATTGATAATACAACGACTGATTTAACTTTTATAGGTAAAAATTATCAAGGATTTGGTGAATTAATAAACGAAAACTTTATTAAATTATTAGAAAGTTTTGCAAATGTTTCTGCACCTGCAAAGCCTATAAAAGGACAAGTTTGGTTTGACACTGTTACTGATAGATTAAAAGTATACGATGGATCTACATTTAGAAGCACGGATAGCAGCGTTGTAAGCGGCACTGCACCGTTGGAAAAAGTTGTAGGCGATATTTGGATAAACAGTGCAAATAATCAAGTCTATTTTTGGGACGGAACCGACTGGATATTAATAGGCCCTCAATATACAAAGACACAGGGATTGAGTGGAATAAAAGTTGATACTATAAAAGACTCATTTAGTTTAGATAAAACAATTGTACTTTTTTACGTAGCAGGAACACCATTAGCAGTATTAGCAAGAGAATCATTTACCCCAGGGCTCGAACTTGCAGGTTTTCCTAATTTAAGAATGGGATTAAATATTAACAACTCGTATAGCTCATTTATATTTGATGGTGTTGCTGATAAAGCTCTTGCAATTACTGACGAATTTGGTACTTCTTTTACGGTTGATAGTTTTGTAAGTGCTACCGATACTAATGGCGATACAATGGTAGGCCCGTTACTTATAAACAATGTTGAGGGATTAAAAGTAGGTACTGTTTCATCAGGACAAAATATACAAATTAAAGCAGCAGGCACTGGTTCAGAAATTATAAATTTACGAAACGGCGGCGATTTAGAAGTAAAGCTTTCTAAAGTAGCAAGCACATACTATTCAGCATTAAAATTTGATGCTACAAATAATAGATTAGGAATATTTAACAATGCTCCTGATCCAACAATATCAAGAATAGACAGTGAAGGCGATCCAGTAGCTGCAATTACACAAGGTGTTGTAATTGGTACTAACGGAGATCAACACAATCTAATAGTAAATGGAGATTTGCGTGTTGCTGGCGAACTACGTGTTGGCACACAAACAACAGAAGATGTTAAATCCTTAAGAATAGCAGATAAAAATATTCAACTTGCTATTCCAGAGGATAGTACACTGTTAGATAGTTCTAGCGAATTTATTGATGATGCAGGGTTGTTAATCGAAACTACAGGTGGCAGTATAAAGTGGACATATAGAATTGGCACACTAGCCTGGACAACTGAAGATAATATCGATATTGCAGATATAAATGGTGCTTATATGATGGACGGTACACCATTATTAACTAGAACTGCACTTGCTGCAACTGTCACAGATGCACCCGGACTTGTTAACATTGGTACATTAGGAAGTATCACAGTTGATAATATTGGTATTGATTCAAACAGAATTACAAACACAGCAGCAAGTATTGAATTAGCATCCAACGGACCAATTGAAGTGGTAGGCACACCAGTTGAAATAAAAGGTGTAAAAACTCCAATAAGTCCGAGAGCTGTTGCAGAAAACCCGGCACTTACAGAATCAGACGCTGATGCGGTAGCAACAAAACAATATGTTGAAACTGAAATTGGTGCTAAAACACTTGTTTTTGGTCTTGATCTTACTGGACTAACAATAGCAATTAACAATGGCGCAGGTGTAAACAATGATGTATTATTAATTTTAACTTCATTAGTTGATCCTTCAACAATACCTAATGGTACGCAAGCTGCAATACACGGTAGTAGTATAGCACCATCAGGAACTGATACTGCGGATGTGAATGCAGAATTAAATAAAAGTTTTACGGCTGTGGATAGCGGCGGTACACAAAACGTTAGTGTATTACAAGACTTCAACATTAGTCCTGTACCGATAGCGCCAACATTTACTGTCACAAGGTATACTATTAAATTTAAAGTAGTTGCCGGAACTTGGGAACACGTATCAACAGTAGCGTATCCATAAAACAAATAAATATACTATATGAGGAACAAAGATGGCATACATAATTAACAGATTTAGCGGAGAGCAATTACTATCGCTTGAAGACGGCACAGTTGATAATACAACTGACTTAAAATTAATTGGTAAAAACTATAGTGGTTATGGAGAGGCGCAAAACGAAAACTTTTTATTTTTACTAGAAAGTTTTGCAGGTTCGACCAGTCCAAGCAAAGCACTTAGCGGACAAGTTTGGTTTGACAGTTCAACAAACAAACTAAAATATTACACAGGAACAACTTGGAAAACAGCAGGTGGAGCAGAAGTAAGTTCTTCACAACCAGCAGGCCTTGTTGAAGGGGACCTATGGTATAATAGTAATACAAATCAATTATTTGCAAGAACAAGTGCAAATGAATTTATTTTAGTAGGACCTCAAGCAGCAGGATCAGGAACAACACAATTATTAAGTACAAATGTTGCATCAGCGCCATCAGATGTAACTGTGCCAGTTATAATTGCATTAATCGATAACAATCCAGTTTATATGATTAGTGATGCAGCATTTACACCTAGTAGCAATCAACCAGCATCATTAGATGATTATGATATTCCGGGACATTTTCCGGTAGTAAAAAAAGGTATTACATTAATTAGAACACCTAGTACAGGTATTACAGGTGTAGACGATGACACAGTTTTGCCTTACTTTTGGGGATCAGCAAGTAATGCTCTCAAATTTGATGGTTTAGATTCTAGTGAATTTATTAGATCTGCAGGCGCAGGCACAGCCGTTAATTTTCAAGACGATGCAGGTATAAAAATTGGAGATAGTTTAGACTTCCAAGTACACGTAACTAACGGCAATGAAGCAACATTATCTAATTTAATTGGCGATGAAATAAAATTTCAAACATACACATCAGGTACTGGCTTACTAGAAATTGCTAGATTTACAAATGGAACAGATATTGCACTAATCCCAGGTATTGACAATGCTTATACAATTGGAACATCTAGCGCACGTTGGAATACAGTACACGCAACTACATTTAATGGCACAGCTACAAAAGCCAGTGCATTAGTTGTAGATGGTGTTGATAGAACTGGCTCTATAAACGCAGATGCTAATACAGTAGCAGTCAGAGATGCAAACGGTAACTTAGTTGCAAATATTTTTACTGGTACTGCTACTCGTGCTAGATATGCTGACCTTGCAGAGAAATATACCACTGCTGAAGAATTGCCAGCAGGTACAGCAGTTGCAGTATGCGGACATCCAGATCACGAAGTAGAACCAGCAAAAGCAAGTGATATGTGTATTGGTGTAGTATCTACAGATCCAGCTGTAATGATGAACAGTGATGCAGACGGTCAATACATTGGTTTAAAAGGAAGACTTCCTGTAAGAGTTAAAGGTCCTATTGCAAAAGGTCAGGCAGTATATGCTTGGGAAGATGGTGTTTGCGGCACTATACAAACAACCGCACTTGTTGGAGTAGCATTAGAATCTAATGACAGTGAAGACGAGAAATTAGTTGAGTGTGTTTTGAAAACATAAGTATATAAAAGGTGAAAGTATATGGTAAATCAAATAATTTCTGCTGCAAGGTACAATTTTTTACAATCAAGAATTGGTAATCTTTTAGGAGTAGGCGTTGGAACTAGCGGATATAATCAAGCAGTTAGTTCATCTCAAGTTCCTCAAGAAAATGTGGTATTAGCAACTGAAATGAATGCATTATATGCAGACCTTATAAAAATTAGAACTCATCAAATTGGTACCGAACCGACATCATTAATTAAGCAAGTTAAGGATAATACCACACAAATTAGTATCGCAAATGCATCCATTAACACAAGTAACTCTAATGTTGTAACAATACAAACAAACGAAGCACATCTTCTTATTGAAGGAATATGGGTAGACTATATTATTGGTGTGCAAGGAATGACACAACTTAATGGTGTCTCAGGCTATGCAAAAGTTTTAAGTGCAACTGAATTTGAATTATATGATGCATATGACCGAACATCAGGTACCCCATTAACATCTCCAATAGGCGATCCTAGTTGGGGAGCATACATAAGCGGAGGTGCGTTTTTGCATACAATTGGTGAAGAATCATATCAAACTTATGAATCATTAACCACAATATGTGAAAATGCGAAATTTAATGTAGATGCTACACAAGCCGATCCGGCCATCAAAGACACAGCAACAAGAACAGATTTATGGGGCGGAACAGCAACACCTCAGCAAGTTATACACGAATTTCAAGTTACATTTGCTGATAGTAATGCACGTAGAGGATTTTTTAACGCAGGTGGCGAATTAAGATTTACAAGTAGTTTAACAGGACTTCCTAACAGCGGTACAGTGAATTATCAAAAATCAGTAGATTGGGCTGCTATGCTTTCAAATATGGGAACTATAAAATTTAATTTTGCTGATACAACAAGTTCTAATAATAATGGAACAGGCAGCACTATTGGTAATTATGAGTTGACAAGCACATATCAAGTAGTGTATACTAAAACAGGTAGCGGAGTGTACATCGAAAATGATTATATTATATACGCTAAAGAAAATAGTTCAAAACAAATACAGTTTAAGATTGAATTTACTGATGATGCAAACGGTTCTGGCGGAGCAGATGAAAGAGTAGAAGGCGAGTTGAGCAGTGTAATCTCTGAATATCGTTCAACAGGTCCATATGTTGAAAATTCATCTCCTACAATTACAAGAATACAAATGTTATAAGGAATACAAATGGCAGTCGGAACACCAATATTAGCATCAGACTATAACGGCATCCATAATCTGATGTCGCCGATTGTTGGTCCTACTACTAGTAATGTTGATTTAGGATATGGACGTACACTTTTAAGTGATTTAGTTGTCGGCGGCAGTACCCCTGGCGTTAGCGATGTAATTACAAGTTTACAACAATACGATTTATGGAAAGATTTGCAAGCGGGACATATACATCAATTTGCTACTGATAATACAAGAATAGCATTGAATAGGGTTGATGTTGGCGATATAATTCAGTGGGCCAATATAACAGATTTTACTTTGTTTGTCAATGATGTAATATCTTTCAACAGAGATACAACAGAATTTCCTTCTGCAAATTTTGACGAAGCAGGTATGCTAACCAGTAGTTCTACAACTGTAACAAGCACAAGATCAACTGCTTGGGGCACAGGCGGAACTTATAGAATCGGACATAGAGTTACTGTAAGTTGGAGTAGTGCGAATGCACGTAATCATTTTTTTAATGCAGGTGGACAAATAAGATTTGATGCTAGTCTCACAGGAGGAACAACTGGTACTACAAATAGTAAAGATTGGGACTGGAATAGAATACTAGCAGAAATGGGTAAAATACGTTTTTGGAAAAAAGCAACAAATTATTTTACAGAATCATTAGGAACAGGCGGAACTGGTAGCGAATATGCACTAGGTTCAATAAGCACAAACAGTGCAACTAGTGGTGGGTTTTTTAATAGTGCTACTAGGTTATATACAAAAGTAGGCGGCGGTGTCTCAGGAGGCAACACAGGAGCAATTCCTGTAGAACAAATTTATGATGATAACGAATATCAAATTAATTTAGTTATCCCAAACGACAGTCAAATGATATTTGAAATTATATTTGATGACAGTGATACAGGTACAGGTTATCAGGTAGAATCAGGCGAGCAAGGTTCGCCCACTGATGAACAAGTCGGCGGCACAGTGACAAGTAATCTTTATACTTTTACTCCTAATAGTACATTTAATATCGGTGCAAGCACATTTAATGCTATTGTACAAACACCACCAACAGGTGCAGTAGATAGTTCACTTTAACCTTTGACATTTATCAAATTTTGTTATATACTATACTAGGTATAGTTAGGAGAAAATTATGGACGAACGTCTTGAAAAAGCCCTTGAGATAAGCAATTATATGGTTACCTTGAATAATCAAACAAGAATCTTAAAAGAACAATACAAAGAAAATCTTGTTTTGTATTACAAAGGCGGTCAATTTTCCATTACTCGTGAACTTATAAGTTTTTGTCAAAGCTTACTTTCATTAAAACAAGAGTCAACTATTATTATTGATGATAATGATATACCTGTTGAATGCGAAGACTTACAAGAATTTACAAATGCAATTCTTAATAATTATCAATCATATTCAAATAGATTCCTAACAGAATACAATAAACTTATGAATGAAAGATCTGTTGAAAGTATTATGAATTTATGAGTCAAGGTGTACTATTATTTGCATTTAACAATGAAAGTATAAATTACGTAAACCAAGCTATTTTTTGTGCGAACCGCATACAAAAATATCTACAATTACCTGTGAGTTTAGTAACCAATGTTGACGTTGACAACAAGTGTTTTGATCAGATTATAAAAGTAGAAGATGGATTAACAAGCAGAAAAGCATACCGAGATGGTTCATTAAACAAACGTGTTCTTAATTTTAACAATTACGGCAGAGAGCATAGTTTCGACTTATCTCCTTATGAAGAAACTATTGTAATGGACACTGATTATATAATAGCAAATGATAAATTGTTAAATTGTTTTACACAGCAAAAAGATCTTTTGTTATACAAAGATGCAACACATTTAGGAATACACAATGGCACACCTGAATTTAAATCTATTAGTGACGGCGGCATAGATTTTTATTGGGCTACTGTAATATATTTTAGAAAAAACAACACAAGTGAAGTTTTTTTTAATTTAGTTAAACATATAAAAGAAAATTATATACACTATAGAGGTGTGTATCAATTTAAAAATACTGTGTACAGAAATGATTTTGCATTTAGTATAGCAGTGCATATACTATCTGGATACACAGAAAACAATTTTGTTGGTACAATACCTGGCAAAAAGTTTTATGCAATTGATAGAGACATACTTCTATCAATAAAAGACGATGCATTTGATTTACTAGTAGAAAAACGAGACAGACTTGGGGAATACACTTTTGTAAAATTTAAAGGCAGTAATTTACACGTTATGAATAAGTTTAGTTTAGCGAGAGTTATCAATGAGCAATAACTTTACAATGCTTGCACAGAACACAGATGTTGATTATGTACAACAAGCATATTTAAATGCTATGAGTATTCGTGCTACTAACGAAAATGCAAAAATATGTTTAATAACCAACGATACAGTGCAAGACAAATACAAACAAATTTTCGATGATATTGTAGAAATACCTTGGGGAGATCACGCTAAAGATAGTGATTGGAAAATAGAAAATAGATGGAAAACATATCACGCAACTCCATATGACGAATCATTAGTTATGGATACTGATATGCTTGTTTTGCAAGATATTAGCAGTTGGTTTAACTTTTTAAAAAACTATGATTTGTTTTTTACAAGTAATGTTTACACTTATAGAAACGAACTTGTAACAAATGATTACTATAGACACACATTTGCAAAAAACAAACTACCAAATCTATACAGTGGATTACATTATTATAAAAAATCAGATACTGCACACGAGTTTTACACCTGGCTAGAAATGATAACAAATAATTGGCAACAATTTTATAGACAACACACCGGCGGTAAAATGTATCAACGTAAATGCAGTATAGATTTATCAAGTGCTATTGCTGTAAAGATTATGGGCATAGAAAGTCAAGTAACAAACCCACGTGCTAAATATCCTAGCTTTGTACATATGAAGCCAAGAATACAAAATTGGCAAAACAGTGTAGTTGATAAATGGCAAAATCGTGTAGGCACATATTTAGGTGAAGACTTGCAACTTAAAATAGGCAATTATACACAAGCTGGAGTTTTTCATTATACAGAAGATGACTTTGTAGTTGACCGTATAATTAACATATATGAAAAGTATTTAGGAATACAATGAGAATTACAATTAGCACTGATAGATACGTTTGTTTTGATGAAAACGGTGTAATTGATAAAGTTACACGCAACCCTGATGAAAACTTTGAAAACTTATTAGTAGATTTTGAGCAAGTTCGTCATTTTGCAGAAGGCAAAGAATCACTTCGTGATTATAAAGTTGAATATGACTTTATTGAAAAAAGATATGTATTAAAAAGCAAACAGCAGTATAACGAAAGTTTTAATACACAAAATTTTGTTTACGAAATACCAAAAGAAATCAAAGACACTTACGAAGTTAAAATAAAACAAAATAACAAAAGTAAGTGCTGGGAATTAGAACTGAACAAAGACTTTGAAAATTATGTGCAATCTCAAAAAATCTCTATTAATCCTAGCAATCAGGTATACAGTGTAACAAAGTTATTCGATCCTAACGTTTTGTATAAAACATTAGATTTCTCTAAAACAAAAAAAATACCTTTTACCAGTAAGTTTGAAATTGACAATATTAACGTAAGCCTTTATACTATAAGAAAGTTTTCTACATACTACCACGAGGTTATAAATGGCTAATACATTCCGTGTAATTGATTATGATATTGTTTATCTTAGTTACGATGAACCAAATGCAGAAAAAAATTATGCAGATCTGTGCAAAAAAGTTCCGTGGGCAAAACGTGTACACGGTGTCGAAGGATCTGATGCAGCTCATAAGGCTTGTGCTGAATTAAGTGAAACTGATCGATTTATTACTATTGATGGCGATAATTGTATTAGAGATGATTTCCTTTCACAAGCAATAGACTTTGATGAAAATTTAGATTTAACAGATAAAGTTATAAGTTGGACTGCAAAAAATGTTATAAATGGCTTGAGCTACGGTAATGGAGGAATAAAATGTTGGCCAAAGCAATATGTTCTTGATATGCGTACACACGAAAATGCACCTGCAGATAATCAACACGCTCAAGTTGATTTTTGTTGGAATACACAATATGTACAGATGAACGGAACTTTTAGCGATGTACATAATAATGCTACACCTCATCAAGCGTGGCGTGCTGGGTTCCGTGAAGGCGTTAAGATGGCACTAGATCAAGGACTACGTGTAACAGTTGACGAATTTAAAAATAATCATTGGAAAAACTTGCATCGTTTATACATCTGGCAAATGATTGGTGCAGATGTAGAAAATGGACGTTGGGCTATTTACGGAGCAAGAGAAGGTTTATATAAAACTATGTGTACAGATTGGGACTTTGTAAATGTACGTGATTTTAAATGGCTAAACAATTATTGGGACAACAAAGAGTTAGATGAAGATCAAATGGAACAGGACACAGTTGACCTTGGATATTCGTTAATAGATGAACTAGATTTGCCTATTGCTGCCGAACCATTTGATGGAAATCAAAGCAAGTTTTTTAAAACAGTATATCAAAACCCTGCACGTGACAACAGCAAACAATTCTTAGATAGAGAACAGTAATGGAACGTAGCGAAAGCGAAGAAATCAAGCGTATCGATAAGATTACGCAGGAAATATCTCCAACGTTTTGTTTTGCTAAATGGTATCACGCAAACATATATTTTCAAACAGGTGAAACACACAGTTGTTATCATCCTGCTCCTCACAAGATTGATACAGCACCGCTACTGGAAAATCCTAGTGCTATACACAACACAGCACAAAAGAAAGCAGAACGTGCTGCTATGATGAAGGGCGAACAGCCCAGTGGATGCAACTATTGCTGGAAGATTGAAGCAATGGGTAAAGACTATGTTAGTGACAGAAAACAACGCAATCAAACTATTTTCTTTAAACATAGATTAAATGCTGTTAAAGAAGGTGGTGCAGAGTTTGATGTTAATCCAGAATACTTAGAAGTTTCGTTTGGCAACGAGTGCAACTTCCGTTGCGGATATTGTCATCCAAAAGCAAGTAGCAGATATTATCAAGAGATCAAGCAACACGGTCCTTATGATATGGTAAAAAATCATAGATGCGACATTGATTGGTTTCAAATATTTGAAGAAGAAAATAATCCATATTTGGATGCATTTTGGAAATGGTGGCCCGAACTTAGTAAAGATTTACATATACTACGTATTACAGGTGGCGAACCGACTATCCAGCAAAGTACATATAGATTATTTGATATGCTTGATGCAGATCCGAAGCCAGAATTAGAACTTAATTGTAACAGTAACTTAGGCGGCAAACCGAAACAATTAGCAAAATTTACAGATCGTGTAAACAACTTGTTAACAAATAATAAGATTAGACGTTTTAAAATGTTTACAAGTATTGATACTTGGGGCAAACGTGCAGAATATATTCGTGATGGATTAGACATTGAAGTGTTTGAACGCAACTTAGATTACTTTATGCGTAATTGCGAAGCACCGATGGTTTTAATGATTACATTTAATATTTTTAGTGTAACAACATTCCGTACACTGTTAGAAAAAATATTAGAATGGCGCAAAAAATACAATAATGTCGATACACATAGATGGCAACGTTTGGGGTTTGATACTCCACATTTAAAAGAACCTTTACAATATGATATGAATATTTTGCCAAAAGAATATCTTAGTTATATGCGTGATCATTTGCAATTTATTAAAGAAAATGTAGACGACGAACGTAAAGATGCGTTTAGTACAATTGAGTATGAAAAGTTTAGACGTGTGGTTGACTATATGGAAAAAACAGAATATCCATTAGAAAAGATTATACAAGGAAGACAGGATTTTCATAAATTTTTTAAAGAACAAAATCGTCGACGCGGAGTAAATCATATTGAAGTTTTTCCTGAAATGGCAGATTTTTTTGATTTATGCGAAACTTATGTTTGAAGTAAAATTATACAATAACGATATAGACCTAACTGATTTTTTTATTGAAGCACACAAGAAAAAATTCTATAATAACAGCAGCCAAGAAATGCTTATAGATTATATTAAAAAATACGAAGATGCAAAACTTTGGTTATTACTTTTTAATAATAGAGTTGTAGGAACAGTAGTTGCACATAAATTAGAAGAGTTAGGAATACTAGGAAAAAATGCATACCGTATCGGTGCAAGAACTTGTGTGTTAACTCATTTAATCGGAAAAGATAGAGTAAAGAGTCTTAAAGGGAAGACCGATATACATTATTCACACGCTTCGCAATTTTTGTTGCCTGCTTGTATTGAAGGCATCGGTAGAGATAAACCTTTATATCTTAGCACACACACCGGTGATGTCGGTAGTCAAAATAAAGTGCATAATTTTTGGGCAAAGTATTTTCACAAAGCAGGTGTTCTTCAAAATCCTGTAGAGCTTGAATACAAAGGAACATTTCAAACTTTTTGGAAAATTAATGTTGATAAATTTTACGAAACTTTATCTTCGACTAGGTGGCCAGAAGCCGAAGCAGTTATTCCTATCCTAAATCAACCCAACTAGTTCCATTGTATCCTTGAAACTTTTTGGTTGATTTATTAAATATAATCATACCTTCATCTGCATAATCAATATCAGTTTTTTCTGCTTCTGTAAAACCTTTTGACTTCATAATTGGCACTGCTAAAACACCCTTACCGTCAAAATTTAATCCTGTTGGATTATCCCAAAATGCACTAGGCAAATTTTTTCCATCGCTTAACGTAATTGCAAAATCTGTTGGATATATTTCTAAGTCTGGATCTGGTGTTACGTCTGTGTTTGCATAAAAACCAAAGCCGCCTCCGATTTTATATGACAATCCGTCCCAGGCGTGACAAGTGTTTACCATCAAATGATCTCCAGGATTAAGTGGAAGCATATTTTCGTGGTCACCGTTGAAAGCAAAATAATTTACTTGTCCTAAATTAGAAGTGTTAACCGGGTTTGATTGAAGTTTATAACTTATATTGTCAGCATATACTTGTATTGTTTCTGTGCTGTTGTAACCAATATTGATTTCACCTGTCGAACCGCCTTCGAGTCTAACTTGTCCTTCATTTACAGTCAGCACTGGTGCTCTATTTTCATCAATTACTTGGCCCATTACACAACCATTAAATTCTGCAAGTATACTTGGTTTATCTGTACCATCATAATCTAGCAATGTAAGTACAGGAGAATCATCATACCAATTTATGTTTCCTGTATACATAGTTTCTCTGTCAGTATTGCCTAATTTTAAAACAGATTTGTGCGAATCAGGATGTTCTAATCCTGCTCTAATAACGTGATGTCTTAGTGTAGAATTCCACGTTAATACGTGTTCATCTGTGTCTGGAGTTAATATACCACCTTTTAAATTTCCATTTAAAGTACCGTTGGAGCCATTAAGCATAATGTTGCCTTCGCCGTCAACTACATCACCACGTAGATCACCTGTTACATTACCCATTACTTCGCCCGAGTGTGTACCATTACTTGATCCGATTAGATTGCCATTAACTGTTCCGCTAATAGATCCTACTAACTCAACTTCTCCGTGATGAGTTCCATATAAATCTCCTACTATTCTATCTACAACCAACGTATTTGTTGACGCATCGTAAATCATATCGCCGTTAGTGTTAACTAAATTACCTTCAAAATTTCCTTTTAACAAACTCCGTTGTACATCTACTACAACGTTATTGTTAGAATCTTTTAAATTACCGACAACATCCATATGAACTGTACGACTACTAGCATTTACTAGTACATCACCTTCTTCATTCTCAACATTTCCTACCATAGGACCGTATAGCTTACCAAATGTTGTATCAACTTGAATAACGCCATCTCTGTTAACAACATTTGCTTTAATTTGGCTTAGCCAGCTATCAATAATTAATGTGCTATCAGCACCTACAATATCAATTCGATACGAATCTCCGGGTATAAAATCAGTCATACTTTTCTCCTACAATGTATTTATTCTAATGTTGACAAGATTAGTTTTTCTTAGTATAATTAATGTATGTACGATGTTTATCTAATTGCAAACAAAAATTTGTATCAAGCTGAGTTAAAAGCTCTAAAATCTAAGATACCGACCCTTAAATGTGCTGAAACAATAGAACAAGCACAGGCAAGTTGTATTACTAACTTCTTTTGGATAGTGTATCCTGACTTGGTTATAAATGATGACTTTCATTTTGATTATGAACCTGACGAATGGAGTCAAAAATATGTGCATATGTTTTTAAACGGCGATGATTACGATGGCATAAGTCTTGTACCAAAAACATCAAAAATTTCACAAAAAGAAATTGATTATAGATTTTTTATTAATAAAAAATTTGTTGAAATTACTGCAAGTACACCAAAGTCATTTGATTATTTTGAAATAGATAGTTATGAAGAATATAGTGTTGCATTAGAAAAGTCTAAAACACAAATGTTTTGGATGAGTAGTAAAAATATACAAGCCACTAATCTAGTTAAAGACTTTTACATAACACATCATAAGTCAGATTTACGACAACAGAATCACGCATTTGTGCATCAAGTAAACGACAAAAAATTATATAATGGTTTATTTTTATGTAGTAAAAATCGGCCTTTAACAAAAAAAGAAGTTGATTACAGATTTCCTGTAGCACGTAAAGAATGGAGCCAAACAGGTTCAGGTCCTGCAAAATATGAAATTTATTTTGTTGACAGTTATGAAGATTATTTACAAGCATTAGAAAAATCAGAAACAGAACTGTTTTATGTAGTTCCTGCCCATATTGAATTAGTTGATGATTATACTTTTGATGAATATTTTACATTTGATAATGAATATGATAGGAAAATTAATCACGTATATCTTAATGGTGAATATCACGACGGTGTTGTATTATGTAGTAAACATTGTAAAATTAGTCAAAGAGAATGGCAATTTATGTTCATAGCAAATAAAAAAGAACATAATAAAGTAATTAGTAATCCTAAGCCGTATGACGTTGTATTCATAAGTTATCAAGAACCAAATGCTGATGAAAATTATAGTCTTCTCAAAGAAAAGGTTCCTAATGCAAAGCGTGTACACGGTGTCAAAGGCATACACCAAGCACACATAGAAGCTGCAAAGCAGTGTACAACATCAATGTTTTATATCGTAGACGGTGATGCTAATATAATTGAAGATTTTGATTTTAATTATCAAGTTCCTGTTTGGCAATGGGATCACGTTCACGTTTGGCGTAGTAGAAATCCCATTAACGGGCTAGTGTATGGATACGGCGGAGTAAAATTATTCCCAAGGCAAGCAACAATTGATATGGATACTAGTAAGCCAGATATGACAACAAGCATTAGTTCTAAATTTAGAGCAATACAACAAGTATCTAATATTACTGCGTTTAATACAGGAGAATTCGAAACTTGGAAAAGTGCCTTTAGAGAATGTTGTAAGCTAAGTAGTAAAGTAATTGATAGACAAAAAGATGTTGAAACTGATAGACGTCTTAAAATTTGGTCATCAATTGGGCGTGATAAACCATTTGGAGATTTTGCAATAAAAGGTGCAAAAGAAGGTACAATGTACGGAAGTGCTAACAAAGGAAATATTGAATTACTGAAAATGATAAACGACTTTGACTGGTTAAGAGAAAAGTTTAATGGAAATTTATAAGTTACTAGACAGATTTGAGCTATTGTACAAACACGATGAGCGTCTTTCAGATCTCCGCAGAGCATATATTGATCAAGATTTAACAAGCATATTTAAATTATCGGATTGTAATGAAGATTTGCGCAAAGCTGTAATGGAAGAAAATTGGCATAGTATATTTCGTGTAATTGATAATAAACGCATAATTGGAGAAACTGAAGATTTACGTAAAGCGGTACTTGAAGAAAACTTGCATAGCTTATTTAGATTATTACCTGGCACTGAAGATTTACGTAAAGCTGTACTTGACAAAAATATACACAGTATATTTAGGATTTTAAAAAGCAAAGATTTAAAAGGATTAGTGTTAAATGACAACTATTATGATTTATGGAGATTATTAGAACACTATACTAATAGTCAGTTTGTATATGCTTTTAAAACATTGCTGGAAAAAGAAATTAAGTTTGACGAAGATTGCTTTAGTAGAGGACAACTTGAAAGTAAGTTATGGTTAATAGACGAACTTAAAAAAACAAGTATGAGTTTAGGAACAGTTTTTTTGTGTGCAGGCTGGTATGGAACACTTGCAACAATGATGTTTGAAAACAATTTAGATGTTATAAAAATTAGAAGTTTTGATGTTGATAATAGTTGTCCTACTATTGCAGAAATATTTAATAAAAAATGGGTAGTGGATGATTGGAAATTTAAAGCAAGTGTTCAAGATATACACGATATAAACTTCAATGACGATCACGTTTATCGTGTTTATAAATCAAACGGTGAAGAAGAATTATTATGGGACACGCCGGATACTATAATCAATACAAGTTCCGAACATATACATAATTTTACAGAATGGTACAATAGAATACCAGATGGCAAATTAATTGTTGTACAAGGAAACGATTATTTTGAGATTGAAGAACACGTCAATTGCAGCAAGGATTTAAAAGAGTTTAGTGATAAGTTACCAATGACAACTGTGTTATATGAAGGCGAATTAGAATTGCCAAAGTACAAAAGGTTTATGAAAATTGGATTTAAGTAATTTGACATTAAGAGAAATGCAGAAAGAAAGTGCTAGAGCTTTGAGTACTATGCAAGCAACAAATGATAATATTTGGCAGTTTAATAAAAAAGCGCATCACAATAGTCAAAAATGGTACATAGCTGTAATAGAATGGTATATTGAACAATATGGAGATTTACCAAGTAAAGTTGGCCCCGGTAAGGATATAAAATTAATTTATGAAAGATAAAAATATTATTTTATTGTTTGACGAAGACCAAACAAGATATGCTCAACTAGATTTTACAGATGATTACTTGAAGGAAGCTAATACAGAAATCGTTTATACAAAACGTGATGATGATTATCCAAAAATTATTCCTATTTTTTATATAAACAGCGAAGACCAGATATACATTGATAAATGGGAATTTGAAATCATTGGATTTTTAAATAGACATAAAGATTTTTTAGAGAAAGAAAAAAATAAAATTGTAATATGCGATTTACTAGAATCAAATAAAACATTAATTGAAACTGTAAAACGCATAAGCAAATTTATTCAATCAAAAATTTATATTGTTTCCCCAGAAAAATGTAAAACAAACGACCCGAACATAATTCATATTACTAATCCTATATTTTATAAATTTTTAGAGCCAGTAAAAAATGTAGTAAAGTATAAACCAAAAAAAATATATATGAATTTAAATAGAGCCTATAGATATCATAGAGCATCACTTATAGAAAAGATTTTTGAAAACAATCTAGCAAAATATGGATATACTACTTTTGCTGATGCTTATGAACAAATGTATCAATATTATGAACAACATCCTGAAACAAATTTTAAAAATTTTAAATTCGACATTTTAGATGAACCGGATCTAAAAAATGTGAATCCTGTTTATAAATTTCCAAAACAATGCAAATATAGTTTTTTATTTCTAAATACAGAAACTTGGGTTGATAATAATAAAATGTTTCTTACAGAAAAATCTTTTAAAGCTCCTGCAATAGGAATGCCCTTTATCAATTTAGGATGCCCTGGAACACTGGATAGGATGCGAGATTTAGGTTACTATACATTTGCTCCTTGGATTGACGAGTCGTATGATTTTGATTTGCCGTTACAAACAAGGATACAAATTATAGTTGATAATTTAAAAAGATTTTCTACATACGACGAAAAACATTTAATTAAAATTAGAAATCAAATGGCTGAACGTGTAAAACATAATTTCGAGTTATATAATGTTCTTTACAATAAAAATGCCACGTACGATAATTTTAATTTAATTACCAATGGAGCAGTTTAATGAACGTTAGTTTTATAGGATTAGGAAAGTTAGGAATGCCTTGCGCAGAAGCAGCAGCTCAAAAAGGTCATTGTATTAACGGATACGATAAAATAAAAAAACATAGCAAGCATATAACGCTATGGCCTAATATACAAGGAGCTGTTTCCGGCGCAGAAATAGTTTTTATTTCAGTTGCTACACCTCATCAATCCGAATATGACGGCAGTCTGCCTATTACACATCTGCCAGCAAAAGATTTTGATTACACTCAACTTAAAGAAGCAGTAATTGAATGCAATAAACATATGAATCGTAATCAAAGATTAGTTGTTATTAGTACAGTGCTTCCTGGTGTTATGCGTGAACAAATTTCACCTTTAGTAACAAATACCAATTTAAGTTATAATCCTTATTTAATTGCTATGGGAACAGTCGCAAATGATATGTTGAATCCAGAAATGATTATGATTGGCACAGAAAATGGCGAGCCGGATGTGTTGCTTGAAGAATTCTACCAAAGTATTACAGAAAACGATTGTAGTATAGTTACCGGTACTTGGGACGAATGCGAATGTATTAAAGTATTTTATAACACCTTTATAAGCACAAAACTCGGTATTGTTAATATGATACAGGATGTGGCTGTAAAAAAAGGAAACATTAATGTGGATGTAGTAACAGATGCACTAGCAAACAGCACTAAAAGAATTATGAGTAATGCTTATATGAAGGCCGGTATGGGAGACGGTGGTCCTTGTCATCCGAGAGATAATATAGCATTGCGTAAATTATCTGAAGATTTAAATTTAGGTTATGATTTATTTGGTGGCATAGCACTAGCAAGAGAAAAGCAAGCCGAAAATATGGCGGTGCATATTTTACGGTACGGCAACAAGATTAAATTTAGTAGTAATTCTTATAAATCAAACACAGATTTAACTGACGGAAGTTATAGTTTGTTAGTACAGTATTATGTAAAAAAACACGGAGGCTGGATAGTAGATGAAAATCCTAGTGTTTATGTATTGGTTCATCCAGATGATCCTCCTATAGAAAAAGCCTATAATTTTAATCCTTGGCTAGATTATGGAAATAATAAATGAAAACAGCGTTTGTAATAATAGATCCTTGGAAATATTGTGAAGATGAAGATGTAAAACAGTTTCCTGATCTTCTTAGTCAATGTTTTGCATTTTCTCATTACTTAAAATCAATGATTCCGGAATTAGAAAGATATGCTGATATTTTTGTTGATGGTAGTGGCAGAGAAATATCCGATTGGTTTCAAGGAATTAATTCCTGTGATTTACAGGATTTGAAACATAAAAAAATATTGTTAGGAGGATTTCATTTTGGACGATGTATTCATAATAAAGCAAAAAAAGTTCTTGACAAATCAGTAGGAATAGTTAATAATTTAAGTATTGTATTCCCTGCAGATAAAATGCAATCTTTTCATAGAGAGATGAAAAAGTTTGATAACTATTATTTTACACCAGCAGGTGGTTTTGAGGAAATTGAATGTATAAGTATGAAGATGTAAAAGAAGTACATTTAGAAATAACACAAAAATGTCAAGCAGCCTGTCCTATGTGCGATAGGAATATGAATGGTGGTGACGACAATCCTCATTTAACAAATGCTGAAATAACTTTGCAAAAAGCAAAAAAAATTTTTAAACCTGATTTTATTAAACAATTAAAAACTATGTATATGTGTGGAAACTTAGGTGATCCTATAGTTGCAAAAGATACATTAGAAATATTCAAATATTTTAGAGAACATAATCCTACAATGTGGCTTAGTATGAATACCAATGCTGGCGCTAGAGATATGCCTTGGTGGATGGAACTTGCACAAGTTTTTGGCCGCAACGGTGCTGTAATTTTTAGTGTTGACGGACTAGAGGATACAAATCATTTATATAGACAAAATGTACAATGGGATAAAGTTGAAACAAATATGAAGGCTTTTATTGCAGCAGGCGGTAGAGCACGTTGGGATTATATTATATTCCAACACAACGAGCATCAAGTAGAAGAAGCAGAACGTCTTGCAAACGAATGGGGTTGTGAAAAGTTTATAAAGAAAAAAACAGGACGTTTCTACAGTACTAAGAAAATGACTGGTAAAGAAAAACATCAAGCTATAAATCGTAAAGGCGAAAAAACACAAACATTATCAAAGCCAAATGAAGTAAAGTTTGCAAATAAAGAACTTGCAAAACAAGAAACGATTGCTAAACAATACGGCACTATGATGGATTATTACAACGTAGCTAAAATAAAATGCAAAGTCAAAGACGCTGGAAATATTTTTATTACAGCAGAAGGGTTACTAATGCCTTGTTGTTGGACTGCTGGACGTATGTATAAATGGTGGCATAAAGATCCTAAAGTAGAACAAATATGGGATCATATTGATAAAGCAGGCGGCAAAGGCGGCATCAATGTAATAATGAATGATATGAAAAAAGTAATGGACGGACCTTTGTTAAAAAGCATCGAAGATAGTTGGAATGCACAATCAATTAAAGAAGGTAAATTAGGAGTTTGTAGTGAAAAATGCGGAGCAAAATTTGATCCATTTGCAGCTCAATTTTCATAAAGACAACGCAGCTCTGGAAATGTTTCTACAAAATTAGTATTTCTAAGTAAGTCAAATTTAGTTATTGATTTTTTAAATCTATTATGTTGTTCTTCTATATCTTCCCATTTGATGTTTAAAAAGTTTCTAAGTTCTCTAGTATTCCACGCAATATTTTTACCACCTTTGGCTAATATCATTTGCATTTCGTTAAGTTGGTCATTTGCTTTGTAAAGTATATCACTGTTAACTTGTGCTAGTGGAGCAGTAAACGGCTTAGGATTATACCAGGGACATAAACTTAAATCGCCTTTATGATTTAAATGTTTTGTATAGTAATCAAATAAATCGCACAAATGTAAACAATTAAAAATATTGTAACTTGTATGTATATTAATCATTATGTTTGCATCTGTAATACGTTGAAAATTTTCTTCCCATTTTTTAGTTACAAGTCCGTATCTAACATATTCGCCTTTGGCATAATGTAAATCGTGGCTTAAACTAATTTCGCAATTTTCTCCCCAATATTGTAAGTAGTCTTCTATAACATCAACGCCTTTATATTTTTTTACACTTCCGTTTGTATGTGACCATATTTTTATTTGTTTTTGTAAATTATGTTTTTTTAGCACGTCTAAGATTTCGTGAACTTCTGTCTGCATAAATGGTTCACCACCGTTGAAATGTATAAGCCTAATACTATCTTTATATTTTAATATATAATCTACAATATCTGATTTATTGTGCCAATTTTTTCTTTCATAGGATTTATCAAAAACTAGATCATATGCGTCTGTGTATTTGTCTGCAATAGTACTGCTAAGTGTAGGATCACACCCCATACAAGCAAAATTACATTTATTACTGAACAGTAAATCTAAAAACACAGGAGTTTGTTTTATTAAAGTTCCGTCTGATGCAGTATTATTTAAAAAATCTGTATTGTCTACTAAGCGATTACTAAATTTCCTTACACTTGCAATATCTCCTGTTTGTTTTTCAACATCTGCACAAGCAGAACATTCAGGCGGAAATTCGTTGTTCATTAACGTTTTACGCACACGTTTTGCAGTGGTTGAATTCATAATGTTTTCAAATGTGTCTTTATTGCTATTACCTATCGGGTCATACATAGCACAGCAGCTAGTCACTTTATGATTAGAGCCTGTATAAAAAGATATAAAAGGTGCAGCACACAATTTGTTATTCATAAATATATTTAGCTAAGTAAAGTGCGCATATTATGAAAATTAAAAAAGTAGAATTAGAAATCACAAGTGATTGTAATGCAGCCTGTCCGGGGTGTGCTAGAACACTTAACAAAGATCTATTGACTATACAAAGTTTTACATTTGAGGATATAAAACGTATATTTCCACCTGATGATTATACTGGAGTAGAATTTAAGTTTTGCGGTGTACTAGGAGATCCTGCACTGCATATCGAATGTGTTGATATGGTTGATTACCTATCAAGTATGGGAGGATACTGCGAACTTAGTACCAACGGAGGAATACAAAAAGCTGAATGGTGGGCAAGGCTAGGTAAAATCGCAGCCGAAAGACCTGGACTAGTGTTTATACATTTTTGCGTAGACGGCCACGAGCAAACTAATCACATATATAGAGTAAACACAAAATTTAATATTGTATCACGTAATATGCAAGCATATAGTTTTTATGCTCCTACAGGAAGTGCAAGTTGGATTTATATTATATTTGACCATAATGAACACGAAGTTGATAAAGCAAAAATACACGCTGAAAGTTTAGGATTTACTTTTGCTACAAGAACCGGTATGCGTAACAGCTATCACGACTGGATAGCAAAAATTTCTAAAAAAGACAAGGAAATTAAAAAAGTTGTAGTTGAAGAAAAGAAAATTACTACTACAGGGTCTAAGGAACATAGTAAGAAAAAAGATGTAAAAGATTTAGATAAATTTATTGCCCAATACAAAGCAAAAAAACAAAATAAAGATTTTGAAACAAAAAAACAAGAAATTTTAAAAACAGTTGTGTGCAAATACATTCACGAAGGTGAAATATTTATTGCAAGCGATTTAACATTATGGCCTTGTTGTTTTCTTTGGGATAGTGCTTTCAAAAATAAGGAAGGCATACTAGATAAGTTAAATAAATTTGAACCAAATTGGAATAGTTTACGGCACCATAGTAAAGAAGAAATTTTAGAACACACTTGGTATAAAAAGTTATTGTATGCAAGTTGGGATCCGGAACACGAAATGCATTTAAGTAGATGTATTAGAACTTGTGCAAAAAACAAAGCATATCATAATGAAATAAACTACATAGATAATAACATAAGTACAGTATGAATAAAGTAAGTGACACGTTTTGTATCCTTCCTTGGGTACATCTTAGCACAAGACCAGACGGTAGTATGAGAGTTTGTTGCACAGCAAATGCAAGTTCGGTTGGTCCTACAAATGATAAAGAGCACGGTGGACAAGTTGGTATTCTTAAAACCGATGACGGCAAACCTAATAATCTTAACGTAACAGATTTTCAAACTGCTTGGAATAGCGAGTATATGAAAAATGTGCGTAAGCAAATGATGAATGGCGAAAAGCCACCTAGTTGTTTGAAGTGTTATAGAGAAGAAGCAGCAGGACACAATAGTAAGCGTATGTGGGAAACTGAATATTGGAGTCAACGCACTAATGTAGATGAACTAATTGCTAATACTACTGAAGATGGAGAAGTACCTCCACAGTTGGCATACATTGATTTACGTTTTGGTACTAAATGTCAACTTGCTTGTGTAATGTGTTCACCACACGATAGTTCAGGGTGGATTAAAGATTATAAAAAAATATTTCCTGCTGTACAAAACAAAAGCCTTAAAGAAACAATGCAATGGCAGGATAAGGGCAGTACAAACGGCAGTAGTTATAATTGGCATAAACAAAATCCTGTGTTTTGGAAACAGTTTTATGACCAGATGCCTAATATGCAACAAATTTACTTTGCAGGTGGCGAAAGTTTAATAATTGAAGAACATTATGAGATTCTTGAAGAAGCAATACGACAGGGTATCGCAAAGGATTTAGAACTACGCTATAATTCAAATGGTGTAGAGTGGCGCGAAGATTTATTTGACTTGTGGAAACAGTTCAAGCTAGTACGTTTTCATTATAGTGTTGATAGTATTCACGAAATGAATGATTATATACGCTATCCTAGCAAATGGAAGCGCACAGAAGAAGTATTTCATATATTAGATAAACAAACAAGTGTAAATGTTGAAATTACAGTTGCTTGTGCAGTTCAAGCATTAAACATTTATTACTTGCCTGACTTTATAAAATGGAAGTTAGAACAAGGATTTCAAAAAGTAAATATGTGGCCATTTGGTGCAGGAGGAATAAATTATCATTTTGTATATCACCCTCCTCATTTAAATGTAAAAGTTTTGCCTAAATGGTTTAAGGCAGAAGTACGCAAAAAATATGAAGAGTTTTATCCTTGGTGGGAAGATAATTGGGAAAAGGGAGTACCTATATGGTACAAGCACGGTAAAAAAGCTGTCACATACGATCAATGGCGAGATGCAGGATATGGTATCAAACGTTTACAAGGTATGGTAAATTTTATGGAAAGTGAAGATTGGAGTAGACGACTACCCGAAATGAAAGAATTTTTATCCTTGTGTGATCGACAACGTGGAATAACATTTGAAGAAACATTTCCAGAAATGAAGGATATATTTAATGAGTAAGCCTTGTTATTATGCATTAGGTGGTTTAAATTTGAAACAACAATTTGCTACAAGTTGTCCACAGCAATCTGACAGATTACAATGGTTAGCAAAAGGACATTTACCTAGTCAGTATTTTAACAATGACGCATTTAAAAAACACAGACTAGATTTACT